AAACGTATAGCTGTTAAAACATTAAAAGGACCTAAATCTTTAGGAGGACACATGGCAAAAAAAGAACCTTTCTACAAAGGAGTGAACTTCAAACAGTTCGTCAATAAAGATGGTTATCTTAAAGGCGGCGTTGAAGTTAAAATTCCTGAAGGCATCCCAACTAAGAATAAAGTTGGAGGCCAACGTAGAATGAGACCAGAAAAAAAATCTGAAGTAGAGTGGTGGTAAAATTGCGCGCGACGCGCGTAAGTCCTACTTTTTGAAGGAGATATTATGGCTTGGTTTGGATTAGCGAAGATGGCTCTGCAAGCAGGAGCTAAAGTCTACGCAAATAAACAACGAACGAAAATGGCTATGTCCGATGCACAATTGATGCATGCGGAGCGACAAGCCCGTGGTGAGGAATCTTACCAGGGAAAATTACTAGAAGCGAGACAGACAGATCTTAAGGACGAATTCGTCCTTATAATTTTAAGTGCGCCCATAATAATTTTGGCCTGGGGGGTTTTCAGTGACAATCCGGAAGCTCTAAATAAGGTTAAAATCTTCTTTGAACATTTTGCGGCGCTTCCGACATGGTTTTCTTCACTTTGGGTTTTAGTCTGCGCCAGCATTTTTGGCATTAAGGGCACTCAAATATTCAGGAATGGTAAACCAGGCAAAAAATAATGCCTTTTAAATCAGAAAAACAACGAAAATATCTACATGCTAACCACCCTGAAGTAGCGGTTAGATGGGAAAAAAATTACAAAAAAGGTGGACCTGTCCGTGTTGCAATTGCAAGGGGATGTGGTAAAGTAATGAGTGACAGACGCAAAAAAACTAAGTATTATACTTAAGAGGAAAAAAATATGAGACAAAATGGAGTACGATCAGATGTCAGATTTCCTTATGGGGAAGCTGGCTCTGTTAAAAAACAAGGATACAAAGATCGAAAAGACGAATCCATTGCAATGAGAATCAGAAAGCCAAGAACTGCAGCGCAGTTAAAAGCTAGCAGAGATGAATCTTATGGCAAATTTGGAAGCGCAGCTAAAAAATCTGGAAAGATTAATAGATAATGCCACAATTTTTTAATTCTACTGCGATGACTAAAAAGGAAATCATGGCGAGTCGTGAAGACCGTTATCCGATGGCTACAGGTGGGCGTGTTGGAGCTAATAGCGGAAAGTGGATTCAAGAAGTTGACGCATCTATTAAACGAAGAGGAACTAAAGGAGTTTGCACTGGTAAAAAATTTGGAAGCAAAACTTGTCCTCCAGGATCTAAAAGATATAACTTAGCAAAAACTTTTAAAAAGATGGCTAGAAAAAGAGGATAATTATGGCAAATACAAGAAGAATGAATAGACTAGAAGAACTTGGCAGAGTAGATGCTGAAAGAGCACATACTAGAAGAGGAGCAAGAAATCTTCGTGACGAAAAAAGAAGAATTATAAGTGGTCTTCGAGGCGGCGGAATTGCTAAAAGAGGCAAAGGAATTGCTTTGAAAAAAGGTGGTCATGTTCAATCTATGGGTAAAGCTAATAGAGGTGGCGGAATCGCCATCAAATAGTGGACGACTTAATTTTAATTAATAAAATTCAAAAGAGACTTAAAGAAAATTTACAAGCCATCGGCGATGCTATGTTAACTGGTAGTGGGGTTGACAATCACGAAAAATATAAGTATTTATTAGGACAGGCTCACGCCGTACAATTAACATTACAGGAAATCTCTAACCTGCTACAACAGAAGGAGCAACATGACTCAGGCGGAAACATCGTCGACATTAAAAAAAGAGGTCCCAAAGCATAAACATGCTTTAGCGGACAAATACAACGAAGAATCAAAAAATTTAAAAGATCCTTTACACCCCGACAATATTACAAACGTTGATCAACTTCCTGAACCTTCAGGTTGGAGACTTTTAGTTTTACCTTTTACTCCTAAAGACAAAACTAAAGGTGGAATTATTATTGCACAAGAAACTTTAGAGAAATTAAGAATAGCAACCAATTGTGGTTATGTTTTAAAGATGGGACCCTTATGCTATTCAGAGAAGAAATTTACATCAGGACCTTGGTGTAAAAAAGGAGATTGGATTATCTTTGCTCGCTATGCGGGTTCAAGATTACCAATAGAAGGTGGGGAAGTGCGACTACTAAACGATGATGAGGTTTTAGGAACGATTAAAGATCCTGAAGCTGTTCTTCATCATATTTAACATAGGAAAGGAACTATGCCAGAAGAAGTAAAAAAAGACGATCTAATTGATGTAGGTGAAGCTGATGAAAAAGCAACTGAAATTAATTTAGATGATAAAGGTGAACCCGAAAAAACGGAAGCACCCAAGGAAGAGAAGATAGAGGTTGAAGAAGTAGCACAGCCCGAAGAAAAAAAAGAAGGTGGAGAAGTTAAAGAACAGACAAAAGAAGACAAGAAAGACGAGAAAAAAGAAGAGTTAGAAAAGTATAGTGAAGGCGTTCAAAAACGTATTGCTAAACTAACTCGTAAAATGCGTGAAGCAGAACGTCAAAAAGAAGAAGCCGTTGTTTACGCTCAATCAGTAAAAAAAGACAAAGATAATTTAGAAAGTAAATTTTCTAGATTAGATAAATCTTACGTTTCTGAATTTGAAAGCAGAGTTAAAACGAATATGAAAGCCGCTAAACAGGCTTTAAAAACTGCTATTGAATCTCAAAACGTTGAAGGACAAGTTACTGCACAAGAGCAAATTGCAACTTTAACAATGGATGCCGCAAGACTGAATGCTTTAAAAGCAGCTGAAACTGCAAAACCTCAAGAGAAGGATGTTAAAATTACGCCTCAACAATATAGGCCACATGTAGCTCCTGATCCTATGGCAGAAGACTGGGCAACCAAGAATACTTGGTTTGGTAACAATTCTGCGATGACTTATACGGCTTTTGATATACATAAAAAGCTTGTAGAAGAAGAAGGTTTTGATCCTAAATCAACTGAATATTATAATGAAGTGGATAAAAGAATAAGACTTGAATTCCCTCATAAATTTGGTAAGATAGATGAAACTTCTACAGAAAGAGAAAAACCTTCTCAGAATGTAGCATCAGCGAAACGTTCAGCTTTATCAGGACGCAGAAAAACTGTCAAACTCACACCTTCACAGGTAGCAATTGCTAAAAGATTAGGTGTGCCACTTGAAGATTATGCAAAACAATTAAAAATCACGGAAGGAGTATAAGCATATGGAAAAAGAACAAAAAACTTCACGTGCGAGTCAAACTAAAGCTAAAACAGCTAAAAAAGTAGTATGGACTCCACCCTCATCTCTCGATGCACCGAATGCGCCGGCTGGTTACCGACATAGATGGATAAGAGCAGAAGTCATGGGCTTTGATGATTCAAAGAATATGGCAGCGATGATTAGATCAGGATACGAGCTCGTAAGAGCTGATGAATATCCAGATGAAGATTATCCAGTTATGAAGGAAGGCAAATACGCAGGAATGATCGGAGTAGGAGGCCTAGTGCTGGCTAGGATACCAGAAGAAATCGCAAAAGCTCGTCAAGAATATTTTGACAAGCAAAATGAAGCTAAAGAAGAAGCGATCAAACACGATATTCTGAAGGAACAGCACCCAAGTATGCCAATCTCACAAGAAAGGCAGACTCGTGTAACCTTCGGTGGTACAAAGAAAAACTAAATTTTTTAGTAATTCCTAACCAACGAAATTTTAACTAACCGTAGACTACGTATAGTAGTTTACAAAAGGAGCGAACTATGGCAAATGCAAGTACAACTGGATTTGGTCTAAGAACTGTCATGAATGTTGGAAATACTCCAGCAACTTCAGGACAATCTGAATATCAAATACAAACTGCACCTGGTGTAGCAACTAATAAAGGTGACCCCATGTCTACTCAAGACTCTGGTGGTGACCAAGGCTATCAACAGGATGCATCCTTTACTACTACAGATGACGGCGGATTAGGTGGAACTTCTTGGACAACAGCAAGTTCAGCCTTAATAACAGGCGTTTTCAACGGAGCATTCTTTATAGATGCTAACGGAAAACCAACCTTTGCTAATAACATCGTAGCATCCCAAACAACGTCGACCGACTACAACACAGGAAGTGCTGTCATTACGTGTTTTATAAATGACAATCCATTCCAAGAATATTGTGTTAAAGCGGACGCATTGGTGGGAGCCAGTGAAGCAGCAGCGCAAGTCCTTATGGCAGCGCAGTTACTTAACTATAATACTAACAACTATACAGCGACAGATAACGCGAGTGGTCAATCAATTACTACTCTAGATATCGGTTCTGCGAACCTGAAGAGTATGTTCAAAATTGTACGATCAGCAAATGATCCGACTAATAATGACCTAACGGCAGCCGGAGCAAATCTTATCGTAGTAATTGCGGCAGATTCTGGTTTGTATACTTAAACAATCTAAATAGGAGATAAAAAAACATGGCAATATCAAGAGCACAGCTAGTTAAAGAACTAGAGCCAGGTCTAAATGCACTATTTGGACTTGAGTATAAACAATATGTGAACGAAGCAGCTGAAATATTTGATACAGAAAACTCTGACAGAGCTTTTGAAGAAGAAGTAATGTTAGCAGGTTTCGCAAATGCAGCTGTAAAACCTGAAGGTCAAGGCGTCACTTTCGACAGTGCGCAAGAAACTTTCACAGCTCGTTATACTAACGAAACAATCGCACTTGCGTTCGCGATCACTGAAGAAGCGATCGAGGACAACTTGTACGATAGACTTGCAAGCAGATACACAAAAGCTTTAGCAAGATCTATGGCTAATACAAAACAAGTTAAAGGCGCGGCTGTTTTAAATAACGGGTTCAGTTCATCCTACGCAGGTGGTGATGGTAAGGCGCTTTTCGCGACTGACCACCCAACTTTAGCAGGATCTTTTAAAAATGAGTTGTCTACAGCAGCTGATTTAAATGAAACATCTTTAGAACAAGCATTGATTGACATTGCTGCGTTCACTGATGAAAGAGGTCTTAAAATTGCAGCTAGAGGAATGAAATTAGTAATTCCTTCTGCGCTACAATTTACTGCTGAAAGACTGATGAAGTCTAAAGGTAGAACTGGAACAGCAGATAATGACATCAATGCGATCAATAATATGGGCGCAATACCTGAAGGTTATGTAGTTAATCACTATTTAACTGACACAAGTAAATGGTTCATTAAAACTGATGTTCCTAATGGATTGAAACACTTTACAAGAGCACCATTGAAAACTTCAATGGAAGGTGACTTCGATACTGGTAATGTTAGGTACAAAGCTAGAGAGAGATACGTTTTCGGATTCTCTGACCCTAGAGGTGTCTTCGGATCAGACATATAATAAATAATTAATTAGGGGCGGAACATAATTCCGCCCCTTTTTTATATAAGGTGTAAAAATGAAGAAATTCCTAGTAAATATTTGGGCATATGATTATCACGCTAAATTTGAAATTTTAGCTGAAGATAATGCTAAATCCGTTGAACAATCAATTCTTGACAAACTGGGAGAAAAGAGTGTAAAATGGGAATCAACGGGAATGTTTAGAGATACCCGGAGAATAACCTATGAGGAGGTTATAAATGACACAAGACCTATACACTACGAAAAGGTCCTTGGAGTTAGAGTGGCAACAGGAGCACCTGAAGGAGGGCAAGTATAATATTAATATGTCTTATATTGATAAAAAAATTCAGGAAGTTGTTAAAGAGATAATCGCTCAAGAGTTTGAAGATGCTACTCGTCTTAAACAAATTAAAGACGCCAAGCCCGAAGTTTCGATAGCCACTTAAGCGCTATCAAAAAAATTAATTTTTTACTACAGAATACCTTGCACTTTTTAAAAAAAAGAGCTATATCTGAATTACTATACATTAAATTAAGAACGTAGACGAGTATAGCGACGACCTAGAGACTACGTTCGCATAATCTAGGAGGATTATAATCATGGCAACAACTACATTTTCGGGACCAGTAAAAGCTGGAACGATTAGGGAAGGTGCATCAGCTAATATTGGTACATTAGTATGCGCTCAGTCAGCAGCAATTACAGAAGCTGCCAGTGAAGCAACCACTGGAATAATTATTCCAGCAAACAGTCAAATCATTAATTTTTATGTTTTGATACAAACTGCTTGGGATGGTGGAACTAATACACTTGACGTTGGTGTTTCAGGTAATGCTGATCTATACGTTGATGGTTTACCAGCTACGGTTGTGGGAAATCACAGAGCAACTGCAGCCTATACTGGAACAGAAGCCAATTGGAGAGATGTCGGTACATCCGATGTTACTATCTATGTTGATTCTGTTGCAGCAGGTAGCGGTGCTGGTGTTTTGACGGTTCAATACCTTCAAAATAGAAACCTAACTTAATAAAATAATGTGAGCTCCTTCGGGAGCTCACGACTAAGGAGAATAAATGCAAACAGATGTAAAACAAACCATAGCCGTAACTTCAAGTCCGGCACAACTGCAGAAGTATATTAAAACAGTTGCAACTAATATTACTAAAGCCAGAATTATGGCAATTACTGCACAAGCTAGTGCTGCTGACGCAAGTGTAAAAATATATAATTCAGTTGCTGGTACAGTAGCTAGTACACTAGTTGCTGAACTTAAATTTGGATCTGCAGATGGTGAATGGACTCACTTTTATGTTCCCGGTCAAGGTATCTATTGTGATACTGGAATGTATGCGGTTTTATCAAATTGTGATTTTTTGACAGTTACTGGAACATTCACATAAGAAGGAGGTAGAGTATGGCTACGAGCGGTAATACTACTTCTGGAACAGCTACTTTTGGAAAAACTTTTTCGATTGATGAAATTATTGAAGAAGCTTTTGAAAGATGTGGTCTTCGTGGAGTTGCTGGTTACCAGTTAAAAACGGCAAGACGATCTCTTAACATTCTTTTTCAAGAATGGGCTAATCGAGGTTTGCATTTTTGGGAAGTCGCGGAAACTAATGTCACGTTAGTTGATCTCAAGCTATTTATACTTTGTATCGATCTTCAGGAGATGGAACAAGTGATGCTGGCGTAACGAATGCTGGGGCG